CCGGGTTCATTTCCTGGTCTAGTGGTGCTGGAGGGGACAAACTCGTCACCTCCTGCGGGGGATACCTAAGTACCCACCCCGCGGCCTTAACCAGGCCGCGCCCACCCGAGCTTGATGTAGACGCGCTCGGGGCGTCCAGCACGCTCCAAATGCTCATCATCAACGCTTGCAACGTCGAAGTCTTGGCCACTTCGGGGTCGCCACCCTAGTCGGGTGTCGCCCCATGGCTTCGAACTGAGACATTTGAGCAGGGCTCCAGGTCCCTCGAGGTGATCCCGAGGAGACTTGCCAACCTTAATGTAGCCCCTAGCTAGGGGGCTTTGGTTGGACGGGTCCAGTCGCTGGAATTGGTATCCCAGCGCGGACTCGCGCCCTAGCAACGACGTGTCTGGCCCTACTACAGGGTAGTGATGTAACAAACCCTGTAGGAAGTTATCCAGCCACGCGGCCGTCTGCCACAACCCCGCCCAGTAGGCGAGGTTACGCAGCGAGACAGCGGCGATCACGCCGTCCGCGTCCTGCCGTGATCGAGGGAGTGATTGACGGACCTTGACAATGCTAACGTCAACGCCGTCATACCACTCACTCCCGCAAGACTCTCTGAACCTTCCGGTCCAGTAAGACTTGCTGACATTAACTCGATATCCGAAGATCTCGAGCATGTCCACCACGGACAGCACACAGTCTCGAGGGACAATCAGATCGTCCCCAAAGACACGCACCGCACCCACGTATTGAGCAAGCTCATCACGTGAGTTAAATGGTGTGCCTAGCTCCCGCTCAATCCCGAGAAAGATCACGGCCAAGAAGACCATGGCCTCGATCGGGAAAGTGAGAGCTGAACCCATCGACGCATACTTGGCGAGGCGTAGAACGCCATGTCCAGGTACGTCAGCCGTCATGGATCTACAAGCTTGAACAGCCGCAAGCAAAGACGGTTGTCCAGCAAGTAGAGCCATTACATGCTGATTCGAAACACGGTCGGAGGCTTCGCTTAGATCAAGCGTCGCCAGATCCCCGCTGAGGGATCCTAGTCGAGCCAGTTCCTGGTTAGGGACTTGGTCATCGATCCCGATCATGCGCGACAGGATGCTATCCTGTTCAAGCGCATCACGTAGAGATCGCTGAAGAGCCTGCTGGGAATACTGCATCCAGCTCGGCTCAATAGCGATAATTCGTGGTGCTTTGAGCGTTTTAGGAACAGTAACCACCCTGACGGGTGGTTCTGAACCGGGTTCGAGAACAGTAAGTTCCCCAACCATCCCACGCAGATGTTCTTGCGCGTTATGGTAAAGGAACTCCTCAGAGAGTATGTGAGCCCTCTGAAGGCGGGTAGTCCAGGTTCGCAAATCCCACTTAGCATTCGTGCTAAGGCGATCTGCGACAGCGCCTGGGCCATGCTTTGGACGCAACCTACCCCAGTCGATATCACTATCGACGAGGTTAACTACATCCTGATAAAGCAAATCAGAAATTCTCTCAAGATCCGCCAAGTAGGCTGGATCTAGTAGAGAATCTGACTCCCGTACGTCCTTCTCACACTGGACAAACTCCTCCATCGCACGCCTCTCACGCTCCAGTGTTACATGGAGAGAGCCACCTTCGCGGGTGGACTCAGGGAGGGCGATCTTACTGAACGTCAACGTGAGTTGACGCACAGCATAGATTGCTTCGATGTCGGGGTTGTCCAGAAGAACACCATTAGCCGGATTGAACACGCGTTGAGTGAAACCTGACAGGAATGCCGGGAGACACGTAGGACGCTTCTTCCCGAAGGAAGAAGCATCCGAGGCAACGACAAAACCTTGATCGAGCCATCTTTGGAATGACTTACCAAAGTCTGCCAGAGTTATCCCGAGAAAGGACAACCCCTCGTGTTCAAACCGCTGCGCGACCGTTGTTTGGTCGCGTAGGGCGCTAGTGCTACATCGTACGGCCAATTCGTTGGCCGTACAGGACCAGAGTGAGATCAGGCACGGTTTAATGCTCTCCTCCTAGATAGGGGGTTCGCAACCTCAGCCTGTATCAACGATCCATACAAGCAACCACCCATAACAGAAAGCTGATGTCCGTATTACAGGATGTCAGCGAGCTGAAACAGAGCGGTTACCTGCGGCTGGGTAAGCTTAATGGCCCACTCCTTCCGGAGTCGGTCTTCGGCTACCAAGCCATCGGTCTTGAAGATCTGAATCGCGAGCACGAGGTATCCTACCTCCCACTCGTGAAACAGCTCATCCAAGATCTTAAGGTTACTGCTCATATCAGCTCCTGATTGGGTGGTTGTTACATGGATTAAGACGTCCACTACGTCCGGGAAAAGGATTCTTGCAGGCGTTTCACGGCCAACAAAAAGCCTTGGAATGCCGCTTGCTGCCGCAGGGTCTGATGTTTCCTGACCCAAACGGTAACTTGCAGAACTCCCTTGCGTGGAATGGGATTTGAACGATCCCCATTCTCCGCAGGACCCCAGACGACGCAGACGTCAGTCTTGTTTGCGTCACCACTCATAGGCACGAGGTGTGCCC